TAACCGGTCGGTCTCCCGGTAATTTCGCCAGTACCCAGCTTACTCGCTTGCTTACGCCTGGCTTCCATGACGCTCTTCGGCATCTGGACAGGCGCATTGCGTAGTGCTTCGAGTCGAGATGCTTTGACTTCGTCGCTGACCGTATTCTTCCGAACCGGGACGGCTTTCTTCTTTGCGGATGTTTTGCGTTTACCTGCCATCGTTAATTATTTCCCAATCGTCGTTGTTATCTTGTACTCATTCATCGTTGATCTTCTTTTCGATATCCTCCAGGTTGTCGAGGACGTATTTCTCAAACACGTTAAATTCGTTCCTCAGCTTATCCACCTCGTTGGTGAGTTCATCTACCCGGCTACCGAGATCATCGTCCTTCGGTTGCTCGCCTGCCATTGTTTCGCTTGTTGTTATTCCACTCATAATCTTAATTAAGTAACCTTGCCACTCCTAACCTCGCCAAACCGAACCCCACCCAGCCTCGCCCGACCAATCCTGACCCCGCCAAGACTTGCCAAACCACGCGACTCTCTGCCTCGCGTTGCCTCGCCTAACCAGTCCTTGCCTAACCTAACCGGTCGCAACCCCGCCCGACCTTGCCATGCCAATGCCTGCCGTACCCCGCCAGACCACTCCACGCCCAAGCTAGTCCAGCCCCGCCTTACCCCACACTTCCAGACCTAACCTAGCCATGAAAATCATTTTTCCAGTTCCTCCCAGTGAACGACATTGAACGTGCCGAATGGCCCACGGCATTGTGGGCGGAAGTCGCCTATCCCGACTTGTTGACCTCCTTCGGCCAGGAGTTGGTGGACAAAGTCGGGGGGAAGAACAGATTCGTTGATACGAACATTAAACTGAATCGACCACTCGTCGAATCGTGGACGGTGACGCATGATTCGGCCTTTGGTTGACGGGATGACAACGGGTCGGGAATCGACTTCAAAGTCCTTTGCGGGAGTTGAGCCATCGCCGTTCAGGATGGTGACGGTATCGGCTGGGATAAGGACGGCAGCGTAGACTGCGTATTTGGCGGACTTGCGTGAACCGGTCAGTTTATGGTTTGACCCGGCTTCAGAGATCATCCGGGTCAGGCATGCGCTTGGCATGTAGAACTTCCCGGTTTTATCCTGGTAGCAGGCCCGTTCAGCCGCCTTTCGGGGAGTTTCTTTTTTACGAACCACGGTTCGTGTTGACTTGGTGCTATCAGATTCCGCTTTTTCATCGAATCGATGTTGCATTAAAGCGGTTGTTCCGGTAATTTTAACGTCGAATGTTTTCATTTTATTTGTTTTTTGTGGCTAACATAACCCCAAATTGTAGCCAACCGACCCGCACGTTGAAGTTGTGAATATTTATTGAAAACTCGTTGTTGCCGCCCGGTAGGTAGCGGGCTTGGCGTACAGGTCGGTTGGTTTAAATTCATACTAATTCCCATTCGTAACCGTTCCAGGCGCGGTGTTGAGAATCTCGGGAGAGACGATTAATCGGTGGGGCGAAGACACGCCTTTCGCGGTGATATTCGTTGGGTGGAATCGAAACTGGCAGCAAGCTTCCCCGATTTGTTGAGCGGAGAAGCAGTTTTCGTAATTTTGCATTTGTTCGAACTGTTTTTGGACTGAGCTTCCAATACTTCGCTTTTGTCTTGGCGGCTTTACGGTGAAGCAGTTTTCGCAGATAATCGTTTGATCGATTTGCGAGTCTTTTCCGATAAAGCTCCTCACGTTCTGCGAGAAACCGTTTTTCTTCTTTTTTCTGTTCCTCGAGTAATCGTTTTTCTTCCTCCTGCTTCCAAAGCAACGCATCTCGCGCCTGTTCAGCTTCATGCTGCGCTCTGGCCAGGTGAAGCACCACATGCTGGCCGTATTCCTCCGAGTTCTGATGCTTGGCAGCAACCCGCTTTTCCGCTTCTCGGCGCATCCAACCTGGCGTATAGAACCTATCGTCCATCTAATCTCCTCCCGTAACATGCGTTTCCCGAGCCTCTACGGTATCCTCACTCGATTTTTCTTTCTCTCCGGCGTCTGTACACCCCCGGAACGGTTTAAACGCCTCATGCGCCCATTCTGCGAGTTCTTTCCATTCAGCATCGGTGAGCGGCTTTCTGCGCTTCTCGGGATTGTGTTTGGGTCGTTCGAGCGGGAGCGGGTATTCGATACCGGCGCCGAGTTGCTGAACGTGGTTCTCCATCTTCCTCAGATCGGCGTACTCTTTCCGGTCGGACGGCTTGACGATGTTCCCGGCGATATCGTAAACGCCACGCTCCTCGATGAGCCGCATCTGATCGCGGATCACGGCGAGTTGTTGCTTGTAGGCAAACGCTTCTGAGGAGGATAAAATCTTCATGGAGTTGGACGCCTATCGTATTATCGTATACTCGTCTTACCGTAGGAGATATAAGATATATATATCTCTCTTACGGTATATCGTATTACCGTATATACGGTATTAAAGCGTTCTAAATGCATCTAAACTGTTTATCTTCAATGAGTACTGAATGTAGTTTTATTTTTTTTCTACACGGTGGGTGTAATTTTTATAAAATAATACAAAGCTTCTGAACTGCTTTTCGTAGCTTGGTTTCGCCTCTCGCAGGTCGTTCACCAGTTGCTCGGCGTGCCACACTGTGCCGTGGTCTCGATCCCACCAATCTCCGATGGTTTGGTAGGTGTAACCTACGTCTCTGGCCAGCCACATGCAGATGCTCCTCGGCCAGACCAGCCTGTTGGTTCGCTTCTTTTCGAGAAGCTCGGGAACCGACAACCCCCAAAACTCGCTTGCCGCCTCGGCCAGGAGTCTTAACCGGCGCGTTGATGCGGGCGGCTCTTCGGGCCACTGGGTCAGTTTAGTTTCCATAACTCCAACGCTGGCTTCGACCAGTCTTGCCGTTCCCCGGTGACTTTGTGAGTCGAGTGGGACTTGTACACGGTACGAACCAACGCATACCTCCACCCGGCGCGGTCAAAGTCTTGGATCATGTTCTCGATGATCCACGCCTCCGAATCCAGGCGGCATGGGTGACTGAACGGCACGCCGCCCATCGCCTTGGCTTCCTCCTCGCTAATCGCTTGCTTTTGCAGGCTCATACTTTCGGTCTTCCTGCCATAACTTGTTGGCAGCCTTGAACACTCGCCAGCCGCGCCGTAACTCTTTCGATGTCCAGATCTTTTCGACCACCGGCATGGGAGTGTCCCGACTTATCACCAGGCTTATGCACAGCGGATTCGGTCTCATCGTTTTCCGATAAGCGGCAAGCTGGTAAACGTACTCATCGTGGAACTTCGGCTTGTTTCCTGAATAGGCTTGAGTCTTGTAGTCAATGATCACCGGCCCACGAATCCCACGCACCTCGGCCACCAGGTCAATCGTGCCGCCAAACCCCCACCGCTTACTCGCAACCGTCTTCTCGACTGATATCACCCGCACCAATCGCTGGTGCGTCCACCGGACGTAGGTCTCCAACCAAGGCCAGATTTCTGGGTCATCCGAATCGTCGAATGTGCAAAGGTTGAACTGTTCGATGGCTTTATGGACACGGTTGCCGAAGTCCATGATGCCGTGCTTGTCGATGTTCGAATAACCGTGGATGCGCTTGATATATTCCCGCTCCGGTTCCCCGTTGATATGCGGGTTCTCCAGGCATTTACGGATCATCTCGTCGCTCTTCCACTTGGTCAGGTGCGGCTTTTCGATCATGCCCAGAACCCCGCTTACCGATGGCACCAAGTTCTGTTTCCGCGCTTCTCTCAGCGTGGTTGGCTTGCCGCTCTCCTGGTAATGGCACGCCTCACCAGCCAGCGTATACCAATGCTGACCGGTGGGAGCGATGCGCTTGGGTTCCGGGATGATCATGCTACTGCCCGTTTCCACTGGAATGGCCCGTGTCTTTTGTCGCACCAGATACAGATGTTCAATCCGCGCTTGAGGTGCTTTTCGTCCATTTCCGCACTACAAATTGTGCATGCGGGGATTGCTTTTTTTTTCTTTTTAACCATGTCGCTTGTTTTTATTTTGCTTTTCTGTGTATCGATCCAAGCAGTATTTCATGTAGTCCTCCCGGTTAAATTCGCCGCTCGGTTTGAGTTTCACCTCAGTGGGCATTACGGTTGATATGTTCGCCCAAGTGGACTCGCCTTTATCATCATGAATAACGTTCAACTTCCCCGACTTGCCAACGCAGGATGCCTCCAAATCGATCCCGGCTGAGGTTCTGACTAGTTCGACCCCCCAGCTATCTAAAAACGGTCTGAGGTCGCCTTTGGCGCTCATTGTGGCATTGGCTTGGAACGTCAACCGAAACGGACGTTTGTCCAATGTTAGTTCCTCCGACTCGAACACAAACCGAATCTTCTGTTTTTTGTCTTGGAACTTCGCCTTTGGGTGTGCCGGGACTAAACGCACCCCAAGCGGCCCATCTGTTGGTGATGTGTTTGGCTCGATTCCGTAGGACTCGCCCACATCGATCACCGCTACACACACCGCGTTCTGCGGTTTCTTCGGGGGTAACTCGCCCCCACTCGTTTCTTGTATTATCATATTTCGTTTCTTTCTCTTTGCGGTACTACCGCAAAAGTTCGCCCGGAGGAGAAAGCCCAAAACCTCCGGGCTGGTATGCGAACCGCTACTGCCCACATACCAAATTGCTTTCTCGTAAAATCTTGAACCAGTCTTTGGCCCGGACAGTCACCTGCCACTCGCAGTTCTTTCGCTTGTGCGCCACCACCGGGATCTGTCCCGGCTTGGCATCGCTCACTGCCTGGTTCATCGCGTTCTGCACGTTCAGCTTTTCCACGAACTTCACCTCATGATGGAGGCTCGGTAGGCTCGGACACATGACATCCGGGCTGCCGTCAGGACAGTTGCCGACATGCTGCGCCGTGCGATAGGTGTCCTCACCGAACCCCGCTTCTCTCAATTGATCTCGCCACATCCTCTCGCCTCTCGCGCCTTTGTCTCTGCTGTTCATGCCGCCAAAAGATTTGAGAGAAATACTGCCTTGGCAAATTTGACCGGAGTGACGCTTCTCAAGTCCTGCCGTTCCTTCGATGGAGGCATCTTCCAAATCAACTGCTGGACGTTATCCGGTTTTTTCAAGACAGTCTTGACGGGCATCACAAACCCGTTGCCCGTCCACAAGCAGGTTAACTTGGTGTAATTTTCCCCATACTCCCACGGTTGGAACGTATGGTCTGGCTTGCCCATGTGGTCGCTGAACTTACCGACCGGGTTTTCGATCATGTATGGAACGCCAGACCAGTTGGCGGCATGTTCGCAGGCCGAAAACATCTCCAGACTATCCCGGAGGAGTGCTGTATTCTTTGTTCTGAAATCCCGCGCCCCACTCACTGCAACATGTGTGCATGGCGGAAACGCAAACAGGATTCGCAGATTCCTACGCACTTCGACAGGAGGCACCCACGTTCTGATGTCGCCCCACACAAAGCGTATGTTTCCATCGACCTTCATCTTTCTGATGGAGTGCTGCACATCCACACACCAGCAAGTGAATCCCGCTTCAGCCCACGGTTTGACCATGTTCCCGGTCTTGTCGCATAACGATACAACATGGTTTCCATTCATCGCCTCATCGACAACACCGGGTTGTTCGCCTGATGTTCCTCGATCCATAACTTCTTCCGCTTGGATTGCCACTCGGCAATAGTCTGGGCGGCATCCCGAATGAGATCGTATTGCTGCTTGTAGTAAAGAGTCTCCAGTTCACCCCGAAACTTGCGCTTCTCGATGAACTCCTCCAAGTCGGCTTCCGAGATCCGCCGTAGT